TTACTTGTATTACTTGTATTACTTGTATTACTTGTAGATGCTATCACAAAATCATCTATACAAATCCAATATATATAACCAAATAATATAACACATCCTAATTGAAATAACAATGTATTTAAAACTGCTATCATATATAAATAAACTTTAAAAAAATTAATAAACTTTAAAAAATATAAACAATTTTGCTATACTTTTCATAAAAGTGGATATTAACAATTTTGCTACACTTTTATGAAAAGTGGATTTAAACATAAAGTGATTGATTTGTTACAACATATTTTAATGTCATATTAGGTATTTCTCTTAATTTACTTAAAAACTCTATATTAGCTGTCATTTCAGCAATTTTCTCCATTTCCGAACTGATATTATTTATCTTCAATAATGCCTTGACAAATTCGCCTAAAAATATACCTTTTTCGCTTTCTAATCTTTGTAATATCATCTTACATTCTTCTACATTTTCACATTTAGACCATTCTTCTACATAACTTATTAAATCATAATGTATATTATAATCAACGCCTGTATTAATCTTATAATTTATTTCTGTTTGCTGATATTCGGAATACATTGTATTTATAGTATTAATAATATCCTTAACCATAATATCTTCCGTATATGGTGTAAAATCTTCAACACCTTCTTGGACTGAAATATTTGTAAAACAGCTAAATAATGTAATTAACTGTGTTGTCGTCAATTTATAAAGATCACCATCTTCTAACAATTTAGCAAAAACTAAACTGTGAACTTCGCGTAATTGTGACGCAATTCTCCCTTTTAGTGTTAACACTTCTATTTTTTCAGTAGTTTCGCTTATTGTTGCTATTGATTCAATTTTTACAATTTCACTTTCTACTGCAGATACAGTTACTTCACTTACCTTAGTTATACTCGTCAAAGTCCCTAAAAATTTTTCTTCTTTAAGCAAATACAATACATTTTCCACATCATTATTGATATAATTATTTAGTCCATCATATTGTTTCTTTAAATCTTGTAAATCAAAAAGTTGTTTATTCCATTTTTCTACTGTTAGCAAGTCTTGATCCACATATTTGTATTCGTCTTTGATTTTCTGTATTTCCCTTTCCATTTCCTTGCGTTTTTTATTGGCGTAACTATCTTTCTTCCTTTGTAGGTCCATATATTGATGAATAATATCTTTTGGTGTCCGCATTGTATCAAAGCATAAATTCAGTCGGTCTAATTCTTTTTGACACTTATCAATTTCAGATGAAACATGTTTCATTTTGCCAGTTAAATCATCTGTTACCATACTCTTCTTCGCAAACCCAACCAAATTGGTGTCGCCAATTTCGATCAAATTAAGCAGCAAATTGTATGAAATCTTGAACTTGGATGTGAGCGTTTGTGGTTTGCCGTTCATCATCGTTTTATATGCGACGCAAGTAGTTTCGCGAAATAAATTATTTAGATGAATTACATTGCCTACAGTGTCAAGACCAAGACGTCCTGCTCTTCCTGCGGCTTGCGTGTATTCGTGCGCTTGTAAAACTCGCATACTATTTCCATCGTGTTTATAAATATCGGTAAAAATACAAGTCTTAACCGGTAAATTCAGACCAATAGCTACTGTTTCCGTAGCAAAAAGCAGCTTTATGTAGCCTTTTGAAAAAAGAATTTCCACAATTTCTCGTAATACAGGCATAAGTCCTGAATGATGCATTGCTATACCTTTTCGAAGCAATTGGACCATATCTAAATACTCTGGTAAGTTCAAATATTCCTTATAATTTGGCAACTTTCTTATAATTTGTTCACACTCATGATCAATTATATGTGGAAGTTTTGAATCAATCTCTAAAAGATTTACAGTTATTTCGTGAGCACAAACCTCCAATTGTTTCCGAGAAAAAACATAACAAATTGCTGGCAACATTTCCTTTTCAAATAAATGTTCAGACACTTTATTTAATACATATTGGCGCTTTAAACGAACGGCATTATCATCAAATAGTTTTACCATTTTATTCATATTTCTATAATTGACCTCACTAAATTCACCTTTTGCATCCTGTATTACAAAAAGTTTATCGGTTAAACCCCGAATTTCTTCTTGTAATGACTTATCTTTAACCACCTTATTAATTCCATTTTTTGTTGTTATAAAACTATAATGGGTTAAGGGAACAGCTCTATTTAATTTCTTTGATAAATATACTATTTGTTCATTTTTATTTTCAGTTTCTAAGCTATTGTTTACACCTCTGGTTTCCAACCAATTCGCAAACTTCTCCGGATTATCTAATGTTGCCGACAGACATATCATTTGAATATGCTTTGGTAAAAGCATGATTGAATTCTCCCAAACGTGACCTCTACTCGGGTCATTTATCATATGTATTTCATCAAATATCACACATCCAAGCTCATTTTCGATATCCATATCAAATGAAGTTGACGACCTAATCTTTGTCTTTGTTTTGCTATTTAACTGGTATAGTTTATTTAAAAGAATTTCGGTTGTCATTATGAGAACATCAGCGTCAGAATTTTGTGTTATATCGCCAGTAATAATTCCTATGCTAATATGTGGGTATTTTTTCGAAAAGTCATTAAATTTCTGATTACTTAAGCTCTTAATCGGGCTACAATAAATAGTTTTTTTGCCTTGTGAATGAAAAAAATCGACAGCAAATTCTGCCGGTAAACTTTTTCCAGACCCAGTCGGCGCTGTGACCAAAATATGTTGTCCTTCTACTATAGCCTCAATAGCCCATTTTTGAAAAATGTGTAATGGGTATTTAAATTTGTCAAAGTGTTCTTTATATTTGGCTTCATTTTCAGAAGGATAATTATCGATTTCGCATATTTTTACCATTTTACTACATATATGTAGGTAATTATATTTATATTGTTTCTAAAATATACTTAAATTAAATTAATTGACATTATACCATTCGGGTTTCTCTCTTTGTTTGTTCCATGAAGCTATTTTTTGTTTCTCTGGAGACATATAATAGTTTCTATAAGCTTCAACAGGATCATCTGTTTTATATTCATCGGGCATTGCTAATGCGAACCTTGTTAGCCCGATTTCTTCAAATTTATCGTCACTTGGAATATTTTGTCTCAATTTTAACGCAACAAGGTATGATTTGTGGAATTTGGTTTCAGGGTGGCCATATCTAAATCTCCATTCGTTATGAAGCTCTTCGACCAAATCAAGAACCCATATATAATTTTCTTTTGATTTTCTTGTCCAAATGGTTACTGGGTGGTTTTTATGCGCAATCTTATATAGGCCTTCATTCGTTTCAATATCTTCAGGATCTAAAATTCTTTTGGCAGAACATAGCATCTGAACAGCCTCTAATAATATTTTACTAACGTGTTTATCCATCATAAATTCGGCTATTTTTTTTTGAATAAGAGAGAGTATAAAAAGGTTCATTTTAAGTTTAATCCGTTAAAGGTAAATTGATGTTGATTTATTTTATAATTTATAAGTATTTTATATTTTTTATTTCAATTTTATTTTTACAAATTATTTTATTTTGCATGAAAAAGTAAATAAAATTGAAACAAAAAAGTATTGAAAATATAAAGTATAAATATTAACCAATCAACCTTTCAACTTTAAAATGTCTTCTCGTGTTTGTTCCACAGTTTATCAACGAAAAAATGGATATGTGTCAAGGTTCAGTAAAAAATACGTTTTAGATTTTTATCTTAATTCAGCCGACGTTTGTGATATAATGAACATAATATTATCCAAACATTGTAAGCTGAATGTAATTGGATATAATAAATCCGAAGATGAATATTGGGGAAAACAAATTAAACAAAATTATTGTGATCTATACTTCAAGTTATACGTAAAAAATACAGGAGAAAACAATTGCTCTGTTATTATTATTCCAACAGTTGGCACTGAAAAAAAAATTAACGAATTATGTAAAAGTATTACCGATGTTATCCGAGTGTGCGAGTTTTTACAATAATATTTTACAAAATTCATGATTATAAATAAATAGGAAATATTGTTTCCAGCTCGGTTTTTGATAATCCGTTGTTGCCGAGAAACATATTAATAAACATTTGCGTTTTTTCATTTTTAAAACTTTTCATAATTTTATTGTATAATATGATAAGTTCTTCTTTTTTCATAGGATTAATGTTTGAAACTACATTTAAATGATTTTCTATTAAATATGGTCCAAAATCCACCAAAGCATAATTTAGTTTATATTTGCTATTTCCATTACCTCTATTTACTATTAATACTGGATCCATTTCGCCTTCCATAGATATATATTGTCTTTTTTCTTCTGGTTTATCTTCTTCGGTATGATTTTCATTCATTTTTTTCTTTTTTTTGCTATTCTCTTTGCGTTTATTTGTTATAGAAACAAAATCGCGAAGTTCAATTGTATGATCTTTTGTCAAGTTGGTATTATAAATTAAAACGGTTTCGTTTTTATTATCGGTTAATTCTGTTTTGTGTTGGTTCCAAACCACATTACCAGTTTTTACTTGTAATCCTAATTTTGCTAATGTTGTAGATCCTTGAAATATATTTTTTAAAATTAAAGCATCACTTGAAAAGATAAAATTATTATTGATTTCCATTGAATAGTCACAATCAAACAAAGCCTTATTATTTTGTGTAAGTTTATATAATATTAATCCAAAAGTGGCTTGTTGTGTATCAATAAATTTATTATCATTTTCAAAATCAAGGATTTGAATAATTTTACAAGTTTTTTTGATGTGATTTCTAATTTTTGAATAATAAATAGAATTCAAAAAGCTTTTAGGAACGATAAAAGCTAATATCCCACCTGGTTTGATTAATGATAAAGAATGTAAAATAAATAGTCCAAATATATTGGGTCTGCCTTGTATATATGGTTGATAGTCAGACTTAACTGGATAACTTTTTTCGCATACAAAATATGGCGGATTAGTTACAATTAAGTCGTATTTTTTAGTAGTGGTAAATTGGATAAAATCTTGTTGATATAATTTAATATTATTGGTTAAAGGCATGGTATTAATAGCATTAAAAACTGTGGAATTGTATTCAATTGCGTCGATATTTATATTATCAAATTTGGTGTTACAATAATTAACTATTTCACACGTTCCGCACGATGGTTCGAGAACATTTTTGATGTCAATATTTTGGTCAATGATGTATTCTATAATTGAATCAAACAATTTTTCAATTATAATTTTTGGTGTAATAAAAATACCATATTGTTGTTTTTCATCCTTGCTCAAAGCATTCGTAATGTCAATAGTTAATTGGCTATATTGTTGACTGATTGTTGTCATTATATATTAATTATAATTATATTTAAATTGTATAAATATAATCAATTTTATTAAAAATGAGGGTC